TTTTACACGCATTTATTTTTCCCTCACACATAGCAAGAGCAACATATAAAAATTCATTTGTAGAGTCTGTTTGAACAAAAGCCATTATACCGCCTACTTTTCTCATTCCATAAATCAAAGGTAAACCAGAACTGCTAGATTGTTTATTTACTAATATCCCATCAGTTCTTGACGTAGGGTCATTAAATCCATCATCAAAATCAGGTAATTCTGGTATAGGCATCAACCAAGAAACAATGTCCTCAACAATATCAATTATACCCTCAAAAACATCTTCTATAATGTCAATAGCATCATCAATTATTGGGAGTCCTGTATCTGGTAAATCACACATTAGCCAAGTCTCCAATTCTTTCCCATCTCGTCAAATCCTAATTTTTTAAGTACAGGGTCAAGTTTTAATTTTGTTGTAATAGATAAATTAATAGGATCATCTTTTGCAATTTTTTGAACACCGCTTAATAAATTTCTAAAAGTTGTAAAATTTCTATGATTTGGCATTACATAAATAAATTGTATATTATATATATAAGCATCACTCCACCAATACTGACTTTTGTAAAAACCTACAGCACCAATAATTTTATTTTCTTGATTTAAACTACAACAAATTATTTTACCTTTATTCAAAAGCATATCTAATAATTTAAAAACTTTTCCCTCAGATAAATCAGGTAAATCTAAATCTCTAAGTTCTCTTTTAAATTTTTTACCAACTTCAAACAATTCATCTAAATCTTTTTCATCAGCTTGGTAAAATCTATAACTATCCACTATTACCCCATTTTAAATCTATAACTATTTGGTCTCCAAATTCAAAACCTTTATCTCCACTAAAAAATCTTTGTTGTGTTTGATTGTTTGTTATTCTTCCGTTTACTTGACCACTATTGGCAAAAAAACTTTCTAAATCAAATTTTAAAGTTGCTGTAGAAGTATTATCAACTATTTGAAAGCTATTTACAAAACCATGATACAATAAAAATGGATTGTTAATTATACCACCAGAACTATTTAAAAATGCTCTAAATATTTTTACTTCATCATGTATAACATTGTTATTGAGGACTAAAGCAATATAAGTTTGATCTACTCCTGTTACAGTTAAATTTAATCTTGATACTTGAACACCTTGACTCTCTGATACATTTGAAACATCTAATAAAACACCTGAAGATAAATATGTTGTAGAACTACCTGATATGCTAGATGTTAATGGAAAACTGTTTTCAGTAAAAGCTAAGTTTGAACTTCCAAGTGTTATATTGACAAGATGAACTGCATTTATATTTTTAGTTGCTAGTTCAGTAACAAGATCACTATGTAATCCTCTTGACATTAGAAAGCCTCAACAACATCTATCTCATAACTGAAAAGCAACTCCCCATCTTTATCAGATACATCACTTTGAAATTCTTGCATATCACTCATAAGTCTTACTGTAATTGGAACACTATCAAATGTAATAGCTGAACCTGATACTGCTGATTTTAAAGGTGGTTCAATAGTTAACGCACCTGAAGTTATGTCTGAATTATCGGCTACAACCATATAAACTTTATTATGACTTGCAAATTTTATTAAGTCTCCAGCCAATAAACTACCTGATCTAGTTCCACCTAAAGTTATAGATGTTCCACCAGCACTTGCTGTTCCTGTTGGACTACCAGCAACAGTTCCCTTTGCATTACCGATATATGCTGGGAGTGTAATAGTAAAAGTTTCTTTTCTTGATCTTTGTGCAATTATAAAAGCCATCAATGGACTTATTTCTGCTCTTGTTTTTAATGGAAAAGATAAAGTAAAACTAAATCTTTGTCCGTCAATTTGTCTTGTAAACTGTGTTCCATCATCAGCTTGAGAGACAAGTGTTCTTTGATTAGACTTAAAATTTATAGCCTGAAATTCTGTTAAAGGTAATGACCCACTCATACTAGTACAGGTCTCCCTTTATCTGTTACTGCTTGATTTATAATATTCACTATAGTCCCTCTTTCATTTGTAAGAAGTGATCTAAAACCTCTAGTATCTACAGCATTAATTGTAAAGTTCACATTTACAGAACCGCCCATAGTTCCAAGTTTATTATTTGGTGTAACTTGCATATCTTTTCTTGGCATAATTAATTCAGGACCTCTTTCCCCTACTATTGCTGGTTGATTTGCTCTTGCTATACCACCTTTTTCAAAACCTTTTATTTTATTTACCAATCCCATACCAAACTTGATAGCTAATCCTGTAGCGGCAATATTAAATGGAAAAGGAATACTAGCAAAAGTTCTTGTTGCACCCTCAAATACATTTCGCATAGCTCTTCTTATGGTAGACATCAACATCATAGCCTCTGATTTAGCTATGGCTGATTTTATTGCTGAACCTATCAAAGCCTCTAACAACATTCTAATAATAGTTTCAGCTAAACTTTGAAAATTTAATTTTCCTGTCATAACAAAGTCAGTTAATGTTTTAGTCAATTCATCAAAAGTTTTGACACCTATATCTTTCATCTTTGTCATAGCATCAGCACCACTTTCCATAGCTTCTCTAAAACCACTTTTAAATGAACTAAATAAAGTTTTATCTTTGGACATAGCTTCATCATTTATTCTGCCTCTTATCAACATAGCTTGAGTATATTTTTCTAGTTGTGCATCTAATTCTTCATTGTTTTCTCTTATTAACTTTTGTTCCATTCTATATCTTAATGACATAGCCTCAGTAAATTTATCATAATATTCTTGCGTATCTTTCAACATAGCATCTTGGTCATTTTTTTGAGCCTGTTTCATAGTAAAAGCAAACAATCTGTAATTCTGTAAAGTTCTATTAAATGATCTCTTGTTCTCTTCTTCTATTTGAACTAAAGCCTCGCCTGTACTGTTTTTCATATCTGCATATGCTTTAGAATTTTCCATAGCTAGTTGTTTAACTTTATCTAAAGGTTGTTCAGTAGCCATACCAAATTTTTCTTGATTTTCTGTGGCTATTTGTAATGCTTCAGCAAGTGATCTTATTTCATCTTGAAGCATATTTATAGATTTTCCTGACTCTGGTACTCCAGATTTAGCCAAAATAGTTTCAAAATTTGTAATACCACTATTTAATCTAAATTGTATTGCATCACTTAATCTACTTATTTCTGATTTTAATTCTGATATTGATTTTCCAGCATGTTTTGTTTCAAATGTGCCATCAGATAATTCTTTTTTAAACTCTCTAAATTTTTCTATTAACAATCCAAATGTTGTTGCGAATACTCCTACTGATGCAAAAATAATATTTTTCTTTGTAGCTGAATTAAATGCTTTCATTCCCAATGTAAGTCCAGCTAAAGCAGTAGTTACTGATATAAATATTCCAGCTAATTTTACAGCAACTATGGCGGCAAAAGCACCAGCAACTAAATTTGCATTATCTTTTAAAATTATAAAACCATCAGAAACTTTTTTAACAGCTATAGCTAAACCTCTACCTATTTTTTCTGCAAGAATATCAAAAGCCTCTGTGTTGTTTGCTAAAAAATCATCTAAAGATTTGAATTGTTTTTTTAATTCAGGAAAAAAACCAGCTTCTAGTATTCTTCTTTTAAAATTAAAAAATTTATCTCCAATCATTGAGAGAGTTCCCTCAAATGTATCTGCTAATTCATCAGTTGCTTGTCCAAATTGACCACCTTTTCCAAATACTCTTTCAAATGCTTCTACTGTTTCCTCTATAGATACTGTAGCACCAGCCTTGAACCCAAGCATATTTCTCACGCCTTTTTCTCTAAATAAATCAGCCGCACCAATACCAGCACTAAATGACCTTTGTATTTGTTCAGCCGCAGTTCTAAAATCTAGTCCTGTAGTTGCGGCTACATTTCCTGTAATCTCCAACATCTTTTGAAGATCATCAGCATTATCAGTAACAGTAGCTAATATCCCTGAACCAGATTGTATTTCTTCCAAAGAAAATGGAACTTGAGATGCAAACTTTGTCATATTCTCAAATGCTTTTGCACCCTCTTCAGCATTTTTAAGTAAAAACTTAAATCTAACTTGTAAGTTTTCTAATTCTTTACCTGTGTTGACAAGATTTCTTATGACTAACCCAGCACCTAAACCAGCTAAAGCTGTTTTTACATTAAATACTGAGGATTTTAATTTATCAAGGCTACCTCTTACTGTGTTTAATGCTCTTTTGGATTTATCCTTAGCAACTATGTCAATATTTACTTTTTTTGTAGCCATTATCTTTTGTTCATTCTTTGCTCTTGTTCAGCTTTTTCATTTTGTATTTGAAAATATGCTAACCACATATTAAACTCTGAAACGGGCATTTGCAATATGTCTCTTACAGACATATGCAATCTCTCGCCTAGAGCAAGGACATTATGAAATTCAGGATTTGAAATTATTTTTTTTTAATGTCAGAAATATTATCTTGAGACATTATCTCAGTAGCAACCCTTGAGATAACATCAGTATCAGCTTTCATTTTAAATTTTGGCTTATGAGACAGGTCAAACATCTTATCTCCGCTTTTGGTTTCTGCTTTTTGTATAATAACATCAACCAATACTCCTAAATCTGAGTCGTTAGCACCTTTAAATAATTTTGCTTTTTCGTTCATGGTAAAGGGTCTTACATACATAGCTTTATCGCCCTCAAGACCCCACTCAGGAACTTCAATTATTTTTACTTCAAGAGAATCAAAATGAGATTTAACCCCCTCAAAAAAATCTATTTTGTCTATCACAAATTATTATACTGTTGCTGTTGCTACTCCACCTGTAAA